CTGCGGCGGCGACTTTGCCGGCAAGCTGCACCTCCTGATGGACTATACCGACCACCCCCGCGATGTTGCCGACCCGTGGTACACGGGCGATTTCGAGGCAACCTGGCAAGATGTGCTGGAGGGATGTCAGGGGTTGCTGGATTCAATCATTAGAAAAGAGGTATAATGAATGCCTACATCAAGAAAATTCAGAGACAGCATTCACGCCAAAGGCACAAATATCGCCGTGCTTTCCAATGGTAACAGCGATGACTACATTTCCCTGACGGATATTGCGCGCTATAAGAGCGATGCACCAGATGATGTAATCAAAAACTGGATGCGTAACCGTGACACGATTGAATTTCTTGGGCTGTGGGAACAGCTCAACAACCCAGAATTTAAACCCGTCGAATTCGACGGGTTTAGAACACAGGCTGGATCAAATGCCTTCACCATGTCCCCGAAGAAGTGGATCGACGGCACCGGAGCGGTCGGCATCATCTCTAAGGCTGGGCGCTATGGCGGAACATTTGCCCAGAAAGATATTGCGTTTGAATTTGCCTCTTGGATCTCCGCAGAATTCAAGCTGTATATCATCAAAGACTATCAACGTCTGAAAAACGATGAAAACAGCCGTCTTGCGCTGGGGTGGAATTTAAACCGGACACTGGCGAAAATCAACTACCGTATCCATACGGATGCCATCAAGGATGTGTTGATCCCGCCGGATGTGACCCCACAGCGTCAGAGCTTTACCTACGCCAATGAAGCAGATGTGCTGAATGTTGCGTTGTTCGGTATCACGTCAAAGGAATGGCGTCAGACACATCAGGATTCCAAAGGAAATATTCGAGATGAAGCAAGCCTCCAGCAGTTGATCGTTCTTGCTAATCTCGAAAGCATCAATGCGGAGTTGATTCGCCAAGGAGTCCCCCAGAGTGAGAGACTGCTCCGGCTGAATGCCAGTGCAAAGCAGATGATGCAGTCCCTTGTAGGAGATCATCGTATTGACGAATTTAGGACGTATGGTGAACTGCCGAATAAGGAAAGCAAATAAGCCACAGGCATATATTAAAACTAAGTTTATCATCCGCAACATACATAGGAATCTCTACTCTGCAACACATTGGGAGGCCTCATTATGGAATTTGACCGTGAAGTATTTGATCTTATGCCATCTGGAAGCAAAACCTTTAACCTGATTGGCCTAAAAATGCCGAGCGATAAGGATATATTCTTTCGCGCGAAGCAAAAGGAAACCCTTGATAAATACCAAGCAGCGAGGAGGTTTATGTATGAACTGGAAACTGACGATTGGGATCACTATTTTCACAAATTAGAAGATGAGAATGGCAATATCTACTTTCAAAATGTGCTCAAAGCTCAGTGGTATGAGGCAGCTCTGCTTTTTTACAATGCAGTCGTTGATTTGTCTTGGATAGCTTGTTACATATCAGCAGAATATTTCATCTATGTTGATGGGAAGCCAGTAGAAGTTGAAGGATTGACCCCTATAGAAGAAGCGTACAATGCGTTAAGAAAAGCTGAAGGCTATGTACAGCATCCCGGTGTAGATGGAAACCCCTTTGAATATTTGAGAAAAATGTGCCCCCAATTTAGTGATACATTGGATTTTGTAATCGCGTTCTGGAAAGACTTTGCTGACACGCCGGTTCGCTGGAAGTATAATTATTTAAAGCATAAGGGTTCATTGTGCTATAAAGAAATTCAAGAGCGTGAACCACATAAGATATTTTCTCTGCAGGTCAATGATAAGAAATGCCCAAGCGACATTAGGGATGTTCAAGCAACAATTAACCTCATCGATGCAATAGAAGAGTTACGAAGATTTGATAATGAAAAACTATTTCCATATATTGAATCACTTTTCATTCAACTTGAAACTTTAGTAAAGCCCTCTCCGCTGATTTTTTAATGTCGTGTACACGGGTAAATTGATTTTTGGCATGAAGGCAAAAATCTACAGTGGTACAGCATGACATAAAACCGCATTGTAAAGCCATTTTTGGGCTTTCGGTGCGGTTTTATTTTTATCTATTTTTACCCTCAATATCCCATTAAAATTTTGCTATTGCCACGCTTATTGCCATGCGTGTATTATAGTGATTCGGAAAGATTTGTCAATAGCTGGATGATGAAATCGCCTTGGATTCGCTACTTTTTGTCTTTTTTTTCTTTCTTAACTTATTTACTGCTTTTACTTTTTCATCTACGGATATATGGGTATATCGAAGAGTTGTGTTGTATGAAGTGTGCCCCATGATTTCTTTTATGATGGCGGGGGCTACTTTTTTTTCGGCAAGGGCGGTCGCGGTTGTATGACGGCAGCAATATGCATCCAAGGGGCGTATCCCTGTGCGCTGTATGAACTCAGCCCACATTTCGTAAAAATCTTCTATCCGCATGTCGATGATTCCGCCTTTTTTGGATAGGCTGATTTGCTTTTTTATTACGGGAATGATGCAATCAGCCAATGGAATCACTCGATTTATACCCGCCTCCGTTTTAATTCCCCCAATCATGTATTTTTTATCGAGGAAAATGTCTTTTACCCGTTGTGCAAATAACTCGCCTGTCCGCATGCTGGTATAGATCATTGCCAAAGCGTATCCCGCAAAATTATTTCCGTTTTCGTAGTCTTTCCATATCTTTGCTACCTCCTCTGATGTAAATGCGTCGCGTTTGGATTTGGGCGTTTGAGGCAATTCGATATATTGAGCTAAGTTTTTGTTTGGAGGAAGTATTTCTTCTCTTTCTGCAATTTTGTACATATGGGATAAAAGCGTTTTAATATCACGCTTTGGGTAATATGCACCCGGTGCGCCGTCAACAATTTCTTGCATTTCGAGGAATGTAAGCGTTTGAATATCCCGGTGCTGTAACTCCTCGAGGCGGCCCCATGCAGTGAGATAATGAGATTTTTTGTCTTCCGACATTCCTTTATATTTTTTTGTTTCTTTCCAAAGGTTATAAAGGTCGCGCAGAATAGGCGACTTTTCCGAGACAGTGTATTTCCCGTTTTTCAAAATGGGCAAATAGTCCAGAGCGTCTTTTTTTCGGAGAAACCCATCTTTTGTGCGCCGTATATTGGCGCCATTGGCCATGACACGCACTTCAGCTCTCCACTTTTTATTAGGGAGCTGGTACACTGTGCCAGAACCGTTGCCGCGCTGTTTTCCTTTCTTTTGCTGCATGGTTTGTTTCTTTCCGCACCAATTGCAGAACATACTTTCATTGGGAATTTCTTTGCCGCATTTTTTACATAACATAAAAACACCTCCGGGCGCACTTTACAAAGCCTGCCCAAAGGTGGTACAATCACATTGTCGGACGGATTGCCCATTGGGTAAGCTGTTCTATATAAACGCTTCGGTGTTGGTAGCACCGGGGCGTTTTTTATTTTGATAAAATTTCTTTCCAGCTTTCAGGGAAACCAATACAGGAGAGCGAAACGCAATCCGAGTATGCATCCAAAATTCGTTCCAGTTCGAGAAGAACATAGCCATTCCACTCTGCTGCGTCTGAGTACATAAAAGACATTACACAAATCTGGTCAAATACCATCCCCGTAGGAGTACATGCGAGAGGGTGGTGTTTGCAATGCGCTGGAGTTCGGCCATAATTAAAATTATAGATACGCATATAGTGAGCCAAGTGATTTCTAGTGAAAGTAAGGTTTTCTATCCAGCTTGCTAATTGTACCGGTCCCGTGTTATACGAACGAGCAATATCTTTTTTGTATTTTGTTCCCAGATTATCGTAAACCGCGTGAAGATTTCCCATCGTGAACAAATCAACCGCCACCCACATTGGCAAAAATCCATCATAATTATCTATGTGGTGTTTTACAAAAGGCAACGCTTTATTATTTTCAACAGATTTATAAAAGTGTTCAAGAAATCTAATGTACGGTTCATAAGCTTTATAAATTGTCGGTTTTAGGTAAATAAGAGGGTCTCCGGGGAATTGACTTGTAATCGTATACGACAATCGTGTCTTTAATGTTTCTTCAACATCCTCCAGCGCATACATCAATATACGCGTAAACTTTCGATCGAAGTCATAAATGCTCTTGAGGATATCCCAAGAGAGATTATCAATATACGAATCACTTTTTGGCTGTTTAAAATCATGCAAATAGCCGGACAGTCTGTAGTAGTTAATATTGAAAAGGGCACTTTCAACTTTTTCTCTTTCCGAAATTAAAAGCCCACGCTGGGTTAATTTTTCCACTTGTTCATGCAAAGAGAGATGCTTTTTTAACTCTTTCATGGTTATACCCCTAAATGAAATCGACCCCGCCATGGTACGCTGCCTTTCGGCTCGCGTGGCGGGGTCTGTATCATATACACATTATATGCCCGCCGCGTCGATAAATCAACTGGTGTTTTTTCCCATTTGTACCGTTCCAATTCGCTTCATACTATATGTTGTGGTTTTTACTATTCTGTGGTATTTTTTATTGCCTGCGCACTTCGTTCAGATACATCTCTGCGACCTCGCGGCGGACGCCAATGCGTGTTGCAAGGTCGTCCATTGTTTCGCCTTCAAACAGAACATCATCCGGCCAAGGGGCTAAAAGACACGTAGCAAACAGGTCGGCTTCATCTTCGTAGCGTGACGTCTTGAGCAAGGTACAGCGGTCAAGAAAAATGCGGTTCGTGCCCTTATGTAAAAGATGGTGCCCCAGCTCGTGGGCAAGCACAAAAGTCCTGGTGCGCTCGTCAAGGTTGGAATCGACAAACACGATCGTGTTGCCTTCTATTCTTTTATAGATACCCCGAATACCGATCATCGGTAAAAAGAAAAGTTTCACGCCCTGCGATTCTAAGATGTTTTTTGGGTTATTATCACCGTACTTACGAATGACAGCACGGGCGCGATTCAACATCTGCATGTGCCATCCTCCTCCTGCACACTCAGTCTTTTTTCTTTTTATTCTTATACGGATTATACTTTTCGCGGTTCACCTTACGGGCATATTCAAGGCCCATTGCAAGAGCATTGCGGATGCTCTCTTTTGCCTCTTCGCTCGCAGGATCGCCGTCAAACATCAGATCGCCGCTTTCTTCAAGCTCATCCATCATCTTTTCCAATTTTCGCGCTATATCTTTCTGCTCTTTGATACTAAGCCCGTTCCGGCTCTCCGGGGCGGGCTTTTCTTTGTTGCCTAAAAGATAGTCGACGGAGACACCGAAGTAGGCGGCAATTTTGGAGAGCGTGGCAGAAGATAGAGTTTTTGAACGCCCCATTTTTAATTCTGTTAAAGGGGCACGGCTAATCTTTGCTGCTTTGCACATGGCCGTAATATTTGTTCCCTTTTCTTTGCAGAGACTTTCTATAAGATTGTACAATTCGCTCATAACTAGGCGCTCCTTTTGTTTAAAACGCTAAATTACCGCGAAAAGTAAAAACTTGCTTGATTTTTACCAAACAAAGTAATATACTAAGCACAGAGGTTACCGAGAAAAGTAATTTAGCATTGGATGACATCTTTACTATATTACTATTCCAAGTAATTGTCAAGCGAAGAAAGGAGGCGTTTTACTGAATGGCAAAAGTTTGTGATTTCGGCAAAGAAATCAAAAAGCGACTTGTGGATATTAACCAAACGCAAGAATGGCTAATCACTGAAGTCTCACAAGACACTGGAAAATATTTTGACGGTGGATACCTTCAGCGCATTTTGCGAGGTGAAATTTCCACGCCGGGAATAGTTGCAAGCATCTGCAAAATTTTGGAAATCCCAGCACCAACAGAATAACACATTATATGTCCCATAAACCGGACGAAAAGAAGAGGTGAAAGAGATGATAATGAACGTAAAATTCGACAATGAAGAAATCATGAATTTGCTTCAACAGGCAAAAGAACAGATTGACGCATTGCGAACGACAACGATGCGGTTAAACGCGGTACTTGGCATAGCTGTAGAAAAAGAGCCGCTGGATGGGCCCAGCGGCAGCAAATGATTTATTTTGCAATTGCGGAAAGGGCTTCTGATAAAGATACGGCCAATTCATTGAAAGATTTTTCTACTTCTTTACAAAGTTGAGTTGCGAGCGACTTGGCTTCGTCCGATGCATCAGAGCTGGTGATGACAGCGTTGACGCTTTGTGCGAACCCATCCGCTACCCCTCCGAGAGAGGCCTGCAATTCATCGTAAATCTGGTAGTCCAAAATATCACCTCCTTTCGCACCAATTGTAGCACAAATGAGGTGAAGCGACTACCGGATTTAACACCCCACAAAACGAACGAGGAGAAATTATGACACTGAAAGATATTGAAGAAATGACGCGCGAACGGATTGGAACAAAGGAGATTGCCGCACTATACGGCATGTCTCCGGGTGATGTTCTGAGAAAGGCGCATTCAGACGACCCAGAGCAACGATGGCCATTCAATTTCACTTGGAACGGGAATCGCCTTATGGTTCCAAGGGAAGCGTTCCTTGCGTGGGCACGTGGCGTGAGAGGTAACGAAAATGGACAAGCCTAACCCGTTCTGCCTGCGTCTCCCGCGCGGCCTGCGTGGATGGACAAGCCTTATCTATAAGGTGGTGCTGATTGCAGCTATGCTACCTGTACTGGACGGCCTGCAGGCGATAGGCCGGGGCAACTCGGACATGCTGCCGGGGCTTGCAACGCTGGCGTTTGGGCTGGTGCTAGTGCTGGCTGGGATTGGTGGGTACATATCGGTGAGAGAGGAGGATTTCAATTGAAAGTACCACATTGTCCTGAATGGCTGCAAACAGTTGCACTTGTGCTGTCTGTTTTGGCACTGATCATATCATTCATGCGTTAGAGGAGGACAAATAAAGTGAATCAGGTTGCACGCGAAGAACTCAAATATGTTAAAGAAATACGCGAAGTCAAGGACATAAAAGAAGTTGCGCAGATGCTATCCAGTGGAAAGTGGATCGCAATCTACGCAACAACGAATGAACCGTTTGTATTTTCTATGGGAAGAACTGCTGATTGATCCTATGTAGCGGTCACGGCCTTTTAGCTTCTCCGCGCATTCCATTCCATCCAAGAGAATATACAATGCACGAATCTTCTCCGGATGGGAGTGCTACAGTATTTAGCAAAATCCAACCAAGATTTAAGTACTGTTGAGCGCTATCAGCGCCTAAAGCATCTACCACATCGGAAATGCACGAATAATCAAAGTCCATGTCATCACCTCCTTGTTCATAAGGATACCATGTAGAAATTTGAGGTACAAGTTAAATATGTACACAAATGAAAAAAGCCCTGCCCGCGCTACCAACACGGACAAGGCAACAAAGAAAAATACACTATCTATAAAATACACCGAAAGAGGGCGTTTGTCAAATGGCATATAGTAACGACGAATTTGCGTATGGCATTTTTGCGCCGGAGTTATCGCATGCGGATGAGCTGAAAAAAGAGCGTATTGAAGAACTTCTTGCCAAAAAAGATGCACTCCAGACTGAACGCTTTGAACTGGATGCTCAAATCGAAGAAATAGACGAGGAGCTGGCAGATCTGGAGGTGGGAGCTTGAATCCCATCACGGAGGATTTCCCAGCTGGCATACAGGAATTTGAAGCGCTGTATCTGACGGATCCGTTTTGGTTCCCAAAAGGGAAAAAGGTCTGCAGGTACTGCCTGATTGGATGCCGGTATGAGGAGGATTTTAAACGGTTCAGCTGCCGGTTCACAGGTGAATGGCTGCTGGAACCATTTAAGGAGCGCGGGCACTTTTGCCCGCTGAAGGAGAAAAACAATGGAGAGAAATGACGGTAAAATCCATATCCCAGCGAGAACCAAAAAGTACACCAACAATAACCGTGCACAGATTTGGATAAGCACGGAAGCATATAACGCATTGGTTGACGTGTATAACGAGAGCACGCTTTCGATGACACAGCTCGGCAGCATATTCATTTTGAACGCAGCTGAACGTGTCGTGTTTGACAAGGAGGAATGACTTATCGGAATCCCTGTATTGATTCTAGGCGAGAGCGGGAGCGGAAAAAGCGCGAGCCTGCGGAACTTTGAGCCGGGTGAGATCGGTATTTTCAATGTGGCCGGGAAACCGCTGCCTTTTAAAAAGAAACTGCCGAGCAAAAACACAGATGAATACGCAAAAATCATGTCCGGCCTGCTGGGCGGCAAGTGCAAGTCTTTTGCTATTGACGATAGCCAATATCTGATGTGCTTTGAGATGTTCAGCAAATCGGCTGAGGTGGGATATCAGAAATTCACAGACATGGCATTGCATTTTTACAATCTCGTGCAGCTCGTTATCAAAAAACTGCCGGATGATGTGATCGTGTACTTTTTGCACCACGTGGACGTGGTGGACGGGCGAATCAAGGCAAAGACCATCGGTAAGATGTTGGATGAAAAATTGACGCTGGAAGGTTTGTTTTCCATCGTGCTGCTGTGCCAGACGGACGGGCGAAATCATCAATTTATCACGCAGAGCGACGGTACCACGACTGCGAAGAGCCCGATGGAAATGTTCGAGCCGGTAATTGAAAACGATTTGAAAGCCGTGGATGGAATCATCCGCGAATATTACGGACTGGAAAAGGCTGTAAAAGAAAAGGAGTAATGGAAATGGCAATTAAAAAACCTGATAACTGGGAAAATGTAAAAGCCGCAGCGGAGCGGGAAAAACTGCCTGTGGGAGCATACATCTGCAAAATTTTGAAAGCAGGAGTACGCACATACGAGAGCCGCGACGGCAGCAGCACCTTTGAAAAGCTGGAGATCGCATTCGACATTGCAGAGGGAGATTTTACAGGGCACTACAAGAAGGATTTCGATGCGCAGCGCGGCGAGGACAAGAAGTGGAAAGGTGTGCTCCGGCAGTATCTCCCCAAAGACGACGGCACGGAAAATGACGAGTGGACAAAGAGCGCACTCAAGGCGCTGATCGAAGCTGTCGAAGAAAGCAATATCGGGTACCATTTTGATTTTGAACACGAAGAACAGCTCAAGGGGAAGATGGTCGGCATTTTGTTCCGCAACGAGCAATGGGCCATGGGGACGCGCAATGGATGGAAAGCGCAGCCGTTTAGAGCACTGACGGTAGAACGAGTGCGTAATGGCAAGTTTACTCTGCCTGCTGACAAGCCGAACAAAAATGCCGTGAGCATTGACGTGGCTGCGGATACAGATGATTTCGCCACCATTGACGATGACGAAGATTTGCCCTTCTGATGCATCCGGTAGAGCAAAAATCCGTGCTTGACAGCATGGTGATACTGGTGGACACACGGGAACAGGACACGCCGCGTCTGCGGCTTCGTTTAAAGAAAATGGAATGCCCGTACGAGAGGCAGAAGCTGGACTTTGGGGACTATTCCGCGAAGTTCCGGATGCCCACAGGCGACTGGTGGAGCCTTGCCGGGCGTGTGGCCGTGGAACGGAAAATGAGCCTTGACGAGTTGTGCCAATGCTACACGCGCAGCCGGGACAGGTTCACACGCGAATTTGAACGCGCGGCCGGCATGGGCGCGAAAATCTATCTGCTTGTGGAAAACGGCTCGTGGGAACAGGCATGGGACGGTGAATTTCGCACGAGAATGACGCCGCAGGCGCTGATAGCAAGTATGACGGCGTGGCTGGCGCGGTACAACTGCCAGCTGCTTTTCTGCGAGCCGAAGCTGAGCGGGCCGTTGATACGCGAAGTGCTGTACCGGGAAGCAAAGGAGCTTTTGGAAAGCGAGGCATTCTGATGGGGCGTGCGGTGGACATTATCAAGGGCAGCCTTACGATGCGGGATATCTTCGCCAAGTATGGCTTTGAACAGAATCGTGCAGGCTTTATCGTATGTCCTTTCCACAGCGAGAAAACCGCGAGCCTTGGCACATACGCGAATGACAAACGCTGGAAATGCTTCGGATGCGGCGCCGGGGGCGACGTGATCAGTTTCGTGATGAAGCTGTTTGAACTCAGCTTTTCACAGGCGGTCATACGGCTTGGCGCGGATTTCGGGTTTACAGATGATGAAAAGACTGATACCCGCGCCATGGCCGTTCAGCGCCGCGCACAGCGTGCAAAAGAGCTGGAAGAGCTGGAGGCATACAGGAAAGAGTGGGACAGCCATATGCTGCGGTATAGAGCCTGTGAGGAAGCGGAGAAAGACTTCCGCCCGCCCTTGGGCAGTGAAACAATGTATCCAAGCTATATTGCCGCTGTGCGTGGTTGTGAAGACGAATGGGAGTGGCTGCAAGGCCACCCTTGGAGGTGATTTGAATATCACAGGAAATGACGATATCGCCCTATACAAAGG